ACACAAAGACCGTCCAGATATCAACCTTTAGGTACTGATAGCTCAAGTGAGACAGCAGAGTCACTTCACCTCAACCCGAGCCCCAGTCCTGGTTGGTTTAACCCCACATTTCTGCAGAGTCTTCATCAAGACCACGTGTGTCATCTTTGTACTCAGAAACCCAGTTGACATCTCCCTCTCTTATTTGCAATAATGTCAAGTAGGGCTTCACCTGCTCCCTGAGATTTGATCTCCCAGTAGGTCTCCCCAGTAGAAGCCTGCAACCATCTTTCCCAAGGATTGTTGAAAGGGTTGTTGCTGCTTGATCCATTAATTTTAGATGATAATACTTTCCTGACTGACTGAGTATCACCATAGCTTCTCCCATCTCCTCCACTTCTGCTGCCCAGAGCATTGGTGACCCTTCCATCAGGATATCAATGTCTAGGTCCCCTTCCATTATATCAGATTGCATCATTTCTGAAAAGTCGACATCTTCCTCCAGGATATCCACCAGCTCCTGACTTGTTAGTGGGATAACATGACGTTCCACCATCTCAGCAATTCTAGATCTAAGCAACCCCTGCTTTCTGAGTGAGCTTTCTAAGCAATCCTTGAAAATGTTCCCCATGGCGGTGTTATCAATTCCAGGGGTTTTGATGTTTCTTTCAAGAACTCTTGCTGCTTGATTCCAAGCCCATGAGTCCAATGTTTTCAAGCACATCCAGCTGCAAGATGGCTCCTTCTTTCCAAATGAGAAGTCTGTTCTATTCATCCATAGGTAGGATGCTGCAGACTCTGAGATGTCAGTGTCACGAGCTCTGTAGCTAAGCAGATTCATGACTCGGTCCTCTTGAAGGAGGATGGACAGGTTTAGAATGTCTCCCCTCACCCTTAAGAAGACCTCATCTGGGTTTTGGAGCTCCTTTATCCGGAATGAAGAGGGCATGAGTCGCACTGGGCAACCTTCTACCCTTGAAGCTGGCTTGACCTTAAAGTTGCTAAGCCTCACCATGCAATGACCCCGAAAGCTTGATGTAACTCTATTATTGACATTAATGTCATCACACAGCCTCCTGACAGATTCTATGACATCAAATAGCCTGGACTCACTACTCAGCCTGATTTCTTCTATCCAGTTTGATGAACCATCACCATCTATCAGGATCTGTACATTTGTGTTTTCCATTATGCCTGACCAAACACCTTTCCCCTTGTAGCCAATGCCTCCTGACTGTTTGCGGTAAGGCTTCTGGGGCTTACTGAATCCACCCACTGTACCTGACTGAGCCTTTTCAATTTGGTCAAGTATTGACCCTCCTCTCTGCTCAATAAAATTCTTCATCAAGCATAGGGTTAGTGATCGTGATCTCTTCACAACTTCAGCAGCATGTGGCAGTGCAAAATATTGGAAGGTCTCCAGAACCATGGCTTTCTTTTGCTCATCAGTGTAAGGGCCATTCAAGGTCATAAATAGAATGTGTTTTAAGATTGACACCCCCTCAACCCTCTCTTGGTCATCTAAGCTCTCACTGGAGTCCAAAATGAAACCTGGAAAGAAATTAGATTTCACCACCTGGGACACTGTAGTCACTCCTCCAGACTTCTTGACAGGGGCCCCCAAAAGTCGAACACTCCTAGACTTCGCATCCACATGTGCAATGAAATTCCTGAATTGAACATGACTAAGAAATGGACCCACATCCAGTGTTTCTTTATGATCAGTGCTTAACCATGAGAAGGAGGCGCGGAGTTTGTCCCATTCTTCCTTTAGCAGCCTTGGGCCCAACTTTGTTCTTTTAAGTCCAAACCACATTTCTGCAATGAGGTTTTCAGCTTTGCACCTTAAGTCCACAGGCTCCTGGAAAAGCTCTACTCTGCTTTTGACTATGTTCCTTTCTCTCACAACAAACTTCCCTGTGAGCGCAGTAACCTCATCTAACAAGGTCAATACTCTTTCATACTCTTGGACTTGAGGAAAGAGCATTCTTTCTTGATTTGGGTTCAGCCTTCCTTGATTCCTCTCAGCTGATGTTGAAGACATGACAAGCAGCTTAATCAGACTCGCCTTCTGAGATGCCCCCCTACCGTGGATTGATGCAGTGTACCTGAAGCAATGTCTTGACAGCAAGTAGACTCCAGCTGCCACCACCCTAGGTACAACATGCCCTTTGCTGAAGCTGGAAGTGACACCTGGAGAATGCACTTTTTCTGCCAGCCTCAAGATAAGTTCCTGCTTGTTCTCAGGCCTCCTATATAAGATGCTTGGGTTTTCATCTATCCTCTCAACCCAGTCCTTGGGAAGCCCCATCCTGTCTAGGAGATGTTGGTACTTTCTCCTGTCCCCCCAGTAGGTCATTACAGAGTGGCTTAATGTTCCACCAGTTGTTGCATCCAGTGCTCTGTAATCTGCATCCCCCTTGGTTTTTCCTTGAATCTCATTGAAAAAGAATGCATACTTTTTGCCAAGGTTTGTGAACTTGCAAGATCTCCAAAGGTTGAATCTAAATCCAGCTCCCCCTGCAAAAGCTGGATTGTCCATTATGAAGAAGCCTAGGGCTGGATCTGGATCCTCAATCAGCATCCCTACAAATGTCCCAAACAGCGGGTGCAAGCAGAGCCCGAGCAGCATATAATGATGGACGAGCTGGGCACACTGGATCAAATATGTTAGAGAGAATGATGAACCCCCTTCAAGACATTGAGTGAGAAGGTTCGCATAATCTTCCTGCCTGCTTGCCAGGGCTTCTGACTCAGAGATTTGGTGGGATGCTGCAACCCATCTGATTGTAGGCCTGACTAAATGCTTGTGGAAGTGGAACTCTGAGTTGTATTCCACACAAAATAAGGTATTTACTGTTGACTTCTCAGAGCTATAAATGCCAAAGAGCGGGTTTATGACTCTGACTGAGTATAGCAAGTTGGCTGTTAAAAACCGAGCCATCGCTTCCTCATTGTCTGAGGCTGGCTTCAAGCTTATCATGATAGCTGAGTCATCAGAGCCTTCTAAAACATCTATAGCTGCCTTGATGGTTCTGCCTGCGATCCCTTCTTTAAGCCGAGATAAAAAATATGCCTTGTAAAAACTTTGGACGCATGAATGCAGTAGGCTTGATGTAAAATGCAGGATCCCTTGCATCATCCCTGTCTCAGTCTGGAGATATGTAGCTCCTTGAGTCATCCAAGGAACCTCAACATTGCCATGGAAGGCCCCAGCTAAGTCTTTCCTGAAGTCATCATCAGTTTTCTGATTAGCCTTTGTGCTCAATTTTTCTAAAAACCTGAGGTCCATCATCATCTTCTTGCACCTAAACATTGAGATGCCTGCCCATATGAACCTATGGAACTTAGCTGGCATGAACCAGCATAATACCATAGCCAATTTGGTTGTATAATGGCCCTGACTCCATTTTTTTGCGTCATTTGAAGAGTTGACATTAATGGTCCCCTGCCCTAATTGTCGAGCACTCTTGAGACCATGATTCTCTATGATGCTTGACTTGAGTCTAGGGTTAGCTATTGTTTCATGTGGGCTTAGCTCACACACACACCGTGCCATTGTCTCTACTCCAAATTGAACAAGCCTTGCATTTGCATTCGTTACATAAATTTCCCTCAGGCCTCCATGCTGATTTTTCTTAAACAAGCATATTCTCATACACTTGTCATCAAGGACAGCCTTCCATGCATGACCTGCAGCATCAACATACCACATTAACCCATGCTCTATTAGTTCAGCCATCTTTTCTAGGAGTTTGGACCTATGGTATTCTTTTGTTCTGACTTCTGAGAAAGCTTCCCATTCCTTGCTAAAGTTGCTTGTTGCCTTCATTGTTGCTAAGTCCAGCAAGTTCTTTGAGCCCAGCTCTTTAAGGACTCTCTCCTCCAAGCTTTGCTTCCAGCTCTTTCCATGCCTCATCTCTATCTCCTTCTCAAGAGATATGCATGCTGACTTGAGGAAGCTTCTACTGAACTCATGCCTCTTAGGGCTGCTAGTGTCTCCCCATCCTAGGTACTCAGAAGATGTTGGCTTCTCAGCCTCAATCTCAACAATCTTCTTGTACATCTCGCCCAAGGCATTTAGCTCGGTCGACTCTTCTTTGTTTTTATAGTAGCCAATATACCAGTTGTTTACCATGTTTTCCAGCCCAGTGCTTCGGCCAGTGATTGCATTGAATGTCCCTGTCCATTCCACTCGACCATCTCTTGCCACAATGGGGAATGGGGATGCAGCAACTCTAACAATAGCATCAAGATGCCTCCTAAACAAAAACACTTGAAGCTTTGTTCGCAAAGGAACTTCTAACTTTTCCACCATCTTCTGGGGTTTAGGGAGCAGGGGTGGAGACACAAATCCCTCCATTTGTGAATACCTCGTGAGAGTAACAAGCTCTTCTGTTGTTGATTTGTCTTCCAGACTCATAAGGAAAGTGATTGCCACTTGTTCCCTGAGCTCTGAGCAGGCCTTTCTAGAAATCCAGGGGGCTACTCCCATCTTCTCTCTCCAGAACGCTATTGAGTTGAGCATGGTGCACGGCAGGTTAATGAGATTTGTCAGCTTGCACGTCTTGAGGCTTTTGAATTCTGAAAACTCCCACTCCCCCGCATCAATTGTGTCTGTGAATACATCACCAATCAGCCTCCTCTTAATGTTGGCTTTTTTTATTGCCAAGCTGTAGAATATGTGACTTGATGACTTAGTGGGCTTAATTATGACGAATATTGGCCAGTGCATTAATTTTTTGATGATAAACTCACCAGGCTTGCAATGTTGCTTCAAAGCACTTGCCAATTCCTGAGCTAAGCATGAGACCCACATGCTCCACTGCACAACGTTTGTGTTGAAGTTTCTCTTGAAGGAATCATTCAAAGCTGTTGATAAGCCATTTTGGTGCATTTCAGTAGCCTTCTCCAACAACAGGTTGATTGTTTCTTGCAGTCCTTCCCGATTAAAAGATGTGTCATTTAACAGGTTGTTCATAATCAGAAACTCCTCAATGTTCGAGACATCAACAAATGGGCTCATTGTCTTGTGGGACATTTCATCTTTAAGGACATTCCTAGCTGAATGCTTCCATCTTTTGCCCTCGATGCCTTGTAATGAAAATTCATGCTTGCTCTCTAAACTGAGCTCAGGCCGGAACCTATGGTATTTAATCTTTGCAGCCTTAGGGGTGTCAGCCTCAGGGTCATCACTGATGGCGATCTCCAGCTCCTTTTCAGGGCTGCTGATGACCCCCTCCACATTCCCAAGGACAATCTCCAGGAAGCATCTTGACCACAACTCCCCATATGGGCCATGGTTGAGTAGCTCCCCTGATCCCGTGTCCGTTTTGACATCTAACGTCCTATCAGAAGGCTTCACTACCCAGGGAGGCAACTTCACTGTGCTCTTATTCGAGTGTAGCTCCTTGCTGCTCATGTTGTGGAGTCTCTCCATGAGAGCTCTAGTTTTGTCTATTGCATCACTGCGATTCGCCTCAAGCCTCTCTTTTGTGCTCATGCCACTCTTTAGATAGTGCTCCTCACACATTCTCTTATAAGCCTCTTGCTCTTTTTCTTTGAGGGTTGTGGTCACAAAACTTGTGTCTACAGGCTGACTCAGAAATCTTCTGAGCATCTCAATGTCAGAGTTAGGGAATGCCTCAGAGAGCTTACCATCGTCATAGTCAAAAAGCGTGAAGAAAGCTCTTGCTCTGGATATGGCCTCATATTCCTCCTCTGACTTTTGAAGTTCAACCTCAGCATCCATTGCTCTTGCCTGGGAATAAATCTCATTTGCCACACAGAACCTGAACATCAATTCTTCAGCTTCATCTTGGGTCAGAGGCATATTTGTGAGAACACCAGATGCACTAACAACAATGATTCCAAAGTAAATTGATGCATCAGGCATTATGTCTGTTCTTCTGTTTAGTGGGTCACGGTATTTTTCAAGCTTGCTCCGATAGGCAGCCTCAAGTCCTCCCATGTTTGTGCTTCTGGTTGTTGTGAATTCAATTACAACTACTGTTCCATCTAGTCTTGTGTGGATCACATCGGGGGTCATTGAGTCTGAGCCATCATGAACCAAAGGGAATACTTCAGACAACTTCCTATCTGTTGTCTTAGTCAGTCCAGAGAAAGTGAAGTCATGATTTATCTTATATGCTTCTGAGAGAGGTATGGTGAGCACGCCTGCATTTATCGAGGACCCTAGCTGTGATGCTGAGTCAGGAATGGCCCCAACATCGACAACTACCCCAGTGGAGTCCACTGTGACTTCAAGGTTTGGGAGGCCAGGCCTTTCAAAAATCTGGTCATATACCCCAGGCTCACCAGTTGATAGCCCTCTCTCTGAAAGCACTCTAGAGCAAAGAGCTTCTAAATTCATCTGGACGTCTTTGTGT